CTAAGATTTGGCGCAACTTCAAGTACGGCGGCGCTGGCGTGCGGAACACGATTGATTATGACGCGCTTGGCGCTTCTGTCGGCGCGAACGTCAAGGGTGGCGGCAATGTGTACCTTGACGGGCAGACTGTCGGCAGGGTCATTTCCGCGCGTCAGGCGGACAGCTTCAGGGCGATGGAAAGGAGCGGATTCCAGCAATGATATATTTTGACGGCATAGCGCTTGAAACCATTGTGCCTGTTAAGGTCGAAGACATCCGCGTTTCGCCTATCAGCATGGGAGCTACGGCTCGCCAACGTCCCATCCGTTGGGGACAGGAGTTCGTCAGGATGACGGGCGGTGCGCGGACGGTCACGATAACCTTTGCGCTGTTGACCAATGACCGCACACAACGCGAGCGTCAGCTAATGAGTATTACGAACTGGGCGCGGAGCGACAAGCCGAAAAAGCTGTCGCTCCCGTTCCGGGACAATGTGTACCTTGAATGCATCTGTACGCAGTTGCCCGAACCCTCGACCCGGCAATGGTGGGAAAGCCGCCTCAATATCACGTTCACGACAATGGACAACCCGTACTGGAACAGCATCATGGAGAAGACCGCGAACTGCGATACGACGTTTTATGTCGGTGGTAACGCTCCGCCCCTGATGCGGATAGAGCGCACTCTGAGCGCATCGGCGACAAACCAGAGCTATTCGGACGGCACAGATACAATGACGTTTTCTACGATCCCGGCTGGGAAACTGACCATTGACCTGAACAGACAGACCGCAGACGTGGACGGCACAAGCATTATGCCGCAATACACGTTTGAGAGCAATTTCATTCTTCCGAAGGTCGGCGCTCAGACGGTTACTGGAACAGGCACGGTGCGCTGGCGTGAGAGGTGGGAATAATGCGATTCAAGTTTTTTAATCAGGCTGGGGGCATCATCTTTGAGCGCAACGATGACGAAACCGCCAGCGTTGTGCATGAGGAACTGAGTCTGCAAATTCTGTACCCGTATGACGAAAACAAGGTCATCCAGCGAGGAATGCTGGTCGGGTATACGGACGTTTCCGGCAGTTGGCAAGTGTTCGAGGTACGGAAAGCAAAGACTTACGAGCCAGACCACTATCAGGAAATCACAGCAGAGCACATTTGCATTGCTGAACTGACGGACGAGCATTTCAAGGGCGCTGAATGGACGGATATAACGGCCTCTGCGGCGCTCGCAGAGCTACTTGATGGAACAGGCTGGGCAGTCGGAACGGACACGTCAGAGGGCGTTTCAAGCGCAAATGTGAGCATGTCCAACGTGTGGCAGGATGTGCGGAGCATTGAGAATAACTGGAACGTGTACATCCTGCCGCGTGTGACAGTCGGAGCGACCGGGATAACTGGCAGATATCTTGATATTATCCCTGCTGGCGGAACGTGGCGCGGACTCAGGCTGAGTCTTGAGAAGAACGCCGATGAACTGGGCGTGACGTGGGATGATTCAAAGGTCAAGACCGCGCTGTACGCTTACGGCAAGAGTGAATCGACCACCGTTGACGGGCAGAAGGTCAGCGCGCCTATCACGTTTGAGGATGTGGTGTGGGAAGCAACTGCCGACCACCCGGCGAAACCAGCAGGACAGGCGTATTTGGTAGACCCTGACGCTACGGCGGCATTCGGTCGGAATGGCAGACCGCGCTTTGGGTATTATCAGAACGGTGATATCAGCGACCCGGAAATCCTGCTTGAGAAGACGTGGGAAAGCCTGAAGACGCTGAACCATCCTGATGTTACCATCGACAGCCTTGTAACCGACCTTTACAGGCTGGGATATAACGATGTGCCTATCCGTCTGCATGATACGGCGCTGACCGAAATCAGACCCACGGGGATTATCCTGTCGCTTGAAATCATCCAGTATACGGAAGATTTGAACGACCCCTTGCAGAGCCGCGTAACAATAGGGACATATATTCCGAATATAATCTATATAAACCGCGAAACGAAGAAAGCCGCTGGCGGTGGCGGCGGTGGCGGTGGCGGTCAGAATGACGGCGAGTTTCAGGACTCGCTGTTCGTGACAAACATTCAGGCGAACGAACTTGGATTGGCTGTCACGTCTGCCGAACTGACTGAAGTGAAAAGCACGGTGGTTGCACAGGGCGCACAGTTGACTATTGACCGCACAGGCATCAACTCACTCGCAGTCGGTACTGGCGCACAGTTGAACGCAGACGGAACGCTGGTGGTAGATGCACATGGCGACCCCATATTCGTGAATACTGGCGGTGGGCTGTATTCAAAAATAAGCCAGAATGCGTCTGAAATAGCGCTCAAGGTTTCAAAAGGCGATGTTTCTACACAGCTTTCGGTTGAGTGCGGAAATGTGACCATCACCGGCGGCAATCTGGTGGTGGATGGGATGGTCACCACATCATCTCTTGAGTCTGATATTGCTGGGCTTGGTAATGTCCATATCGATCATTTGTATGTGGATACGCAACTTGATGTTACGGGCCAAGCGTATTTTGACAATGGCCTATCTACAGAGTCAACCGTTGAAGCTGGTCATGTGAGCACAGATTCTATACAAGCCAGCACACTAAATGAATACGACCTTGACAATTTTGTCGTCAACGCCTCAGTTTCCGGGAACACGCTCACGCTCACGAAAGGCGATGGTACAACTGTAAATTTTAACAAGGGGGGCGTTATCACAGCGATTACGAAGTCTTCGCAGACGTGGAAACCAGCGTTGTTTACCCACGGCGGCTTCGAAGTCGGCGTATACGCCTCCGGCAATAATGTTGGCACATATTCTGACACGATTGAAGTTGACGCGGCTTATGCTTATTCTGCCGGATGGCAAGAGGGTTATGATGATTGCGAATCTGAGTTCAGCCACGCCACAGTAACACCACAAGGCGCGTCTGCAGGGACGGTTTATTTGCGGAAAACTGGCGGTAGCATTCGCGTTGGTTCTTCTACAACGATTCACCAGCGCGGCACACCTATATACTTCAAATCGCATCCGAAGACTGAAACACCGACATCTCTATGGTATTCGATGGTAGGTAGCGCAACACAAGCGACACAGACCTATTATACGTCAGGGAGCGATATTACTGCATACCCGGCAAGCTCATCCGGGACATACTATTATTTGGGGGATGGTACACGTACCGACCTCTACGAAGCAGGAACACCCGACACCACTACCTATTATACGCGGACATCATCATAACAGAAGGAGAAAACAATGACGGTTATTGAAGCAATCGGAGAAGCAGAAAAAATCATCGGCACGATTCCAGTATCAGGGCGCGAGAACGTGCGTAAAATCAACGCCGTCTTTGAATTGCTCGATGCTTCCATAGCGGCGCTGACGAATCAGCAGAAAAACGAGAGCGCGAAAGGAGACGAAGATGGCACAGTTTGAAAAACACTTTGTTCAGGACTTGACGCAGGACATCAAAGTCAGGCAATGCGACACGATCGTATTCAACGCGGATAATCTGTCCAATGTGGTCAGCGTTGCCCTCTACAACGGCGAAGAAGCGTATACAGGCGGCGGCACGGTTGTCGGTGCGGTTGTCTGTCCTGACGGTGCAACGGTCGCGCTTGATGGCACTCTGAGCGGCAATGTGGCATCAATCACGTTGACTGGTGACTGCTTCGCGCTTCAAGGCCAAATCGGCGTGAGCATTCAGATCGTAAGCGGAGACGTAAGAACGACAGTCCTGAAAGCAATCTATAATGTGGACATATCCAGCACGGATACCATCGTAGACCCCGGCAGTCGCATCACGCTTTCGCTGGCTGAGATCGAAGCGAAGCTTGACGAAATCCCGACCATCCTTGCCAATGCTCAGACCGCCATTGACGGCATTGAAGCGCAGAAGGACACGATGATTGCTTCCATTGCTTCGGTCGCTGGACAGGGCACAGATACCACGCTCACACAGTCAGGAGTGGCGGCGGATGCGAAGGCTACTGGCGACCAAGTTAGAGACTTAAAGAGCGCTATTAACGTCTTATATACGCAGGACATTAGTATTATCCCGAATAGCGCGTGGGACGATAGCACCACAACCCCTTATGTAGTGGACGTATCTGGTTATACCCGGTGCGCAGATGTGATTCCGTATAATGCTCAGGGAGAACTTGAAATTGTCAAAACGGGAAGCGCATTACCTTATTTTATCTATTACGATAAAAATTTGAACAAACAGGGGACTACAAGGTATTATACAAGTATTCCCGCCACAGCAAAATATTTTGTTTTCTACGCGGGAAGCAACAGCCCGATCACGTCCGCAACATATACCCTCTTTGCTCCTTATAAAGTGTATGAACAAAATATAGCAGACATCAATTCTGAAATCATTGAAAGCAAAAAAAATCTGCGGACTGACGCGATAACGCTCATTCCGAATAGCGCATGGGATGATAGTACCATATCACCCACAATAGTAAGTGCGGCAAACTATAAAAGATGCGCCAATCCTATCGTATACAGCGCTGATGCAGAGTTTACAAATGATGCGTCTGGTACTATCAATTATATTTACTATGATGCCAACAATGAGAAACTTGGTACTGCAACAAATTATTTGCAGATACCAAATACCGCTCACACGTTTGTGTTTTATGCTGCGCCGAGCATAACAATAACAAAGGCAAATTATCAGTATTTTGTCCGCAAATCGCAACAAGTTTACAATTACTTGTCTAATGTCGCAGTAGGTAACGATAATGTTCCTGTGACCAACAAGACCGCTCAAATCCCCGTGGCAAGTTCACAGCATGGTGGTTACATGAGTGCGGCTGATAAGATCAAACTTGACACCATAGTATCACCGGGATCGATGACAATCAATGGAAGTGGTGTTTCCAAAAATGCGGCGGCATTTGGGTTCTTGCCGACCAACGATGGCGTTTCCAATGCAACTGCGATGCAGAATGCTTTAAGCGGCGGCGGGACTATCTTAGTTGATTTAGTTGGAGCATATAAATTAAGTAGGACGATACGTGTGCCGTCTAACTGCACCATTATTTTTGGAGCAGGAACATATGTTGAAAGATGTACAACAGATGGTAAATATCCGCTGTATCTTTTTATCAACGACGGCGTATTTAGTGGTGATTACAATGAGAACATTACAATCAAAAATCTTACGGTTGTAAATGGGGCAATAAGCGGCGATCCTGATATTGTATATCCAATTGTTGGACTACGCGGAATTGTAACCATGGCGCGTATCAATAATTTTACGATTGATGGCTTTACGCTGGTAGACCATACATTTAATAACTATGCACTTCAAGCAACATTCTTTAATAACGCAACATTTAGAAACATTCATATTGAGACGCTGAAAGACGGAATCCATCTGGGAATCGGAAATGGTTTTACAATTAAAGGTTGCCAGTTTCTTACAAATGATGATTGCATCGCATTAAATTGTGTAGATTATCCTGCAAGCAATTTCGGGGTAGGAGATATTCAAAACGGAGTAATTGAGGACATCACACTTCTCGAATCTCTGAGCGAAAGTTTCACCAAAAAGCGTGGTATTTTCATCCTTAGCGGTGCTTGGGAGGATTGGGAATCCGGGAATGAATATCAGCTTTATGGAGATTACTGCGTAAATGACGGAAGGTTATATCAATCGTATGCGGCAAATCCTACCCTAAATACGCAAGTATCAACCGTGCCACCAACCCATGAGAGTGGGTCACAGACATACAGTGATGGTTTTACATGGTTGATGAAGCAATCTGTAAATGTTGGATATAGTGCTGTAATTAAGAATGTGGTATTCAGAAACATTATGTATGAGCGTGATGTGGTAAATTTCTTCGAGTTTAGCTCTGAAAATTCGGCGTATCTTAGAGCGGTTTATCCTACTGCTCAGGTTGTACCGAATGAAAATATTACATTTGAAAATGTAAGAAAAAAGCGCGGGAATAGCACATTCGCATTTTTAGATGCTTCGTATCCTTTTGACAAACTTAAAATCTGTATGTCGGAGTGTATAGCGCTGAATAGACTTATAAACTTTAACTCTGATACATATGTTCCGATGACAAATCGAACCAATATTTCCCTTGTTGGAAATTATTACGATTACACCGGGAAGACACTTATAGCGGAAGATCCTAATAATGTTCCGGATGTGTATGTAAGCATATGCGGGTCAATGAAGGCAAACGGGTTCGTTTATTCCGCGTATAATTTAACCCCTCATGCACTGGCGAATGATTTAGTTTAAGGACACCTTTAGTAAGTAAAACCTGATGACTTAAATAACACTTTTAGGCTGAACCGATAACCCAAACGGGGGGTGGTACGAATGACAAAAGCAGAAGCGGTCATAAGTGCCGCAGAATCTCAAATCGGAAGCCCCTACGTCTATGGGACGTGGGGGCAATTGTGTACAGTCTCGCTTCGAAAACGCTATGCTAACTATAACCCGTCACAGCGAGCAATCACTTACAAGCGCTGTCCTGTGCTGAATGGCAGTCAGTCAACGTGCGCCGGGTGCAAATACGAAGGAAAGCTTGCCTTTGATTGCAGGGGCTTCACACATTGGTGCTTGCTCAAGGCTGGAATTGACATTACGGGCGGCTATGTTGCGCGGCAATGGAGCGATAACAACTGGGACGTTAAAAGCGATGATATAAAAACCATTCCTGAGTGCGTCTGCTGTGTGTTCACGGGCGACATGGGGCATACTGGGCTTTATGTTGGTGGCGGTCGAGTCTTGCATTGTTCAGGCGAAGTCAAGGATGATGTGTTATCAGGGCGCGACTGGCAGAAGTGGGCGATTCCAAAGGGGCTGTACACGCACGAAGAACTGGCGAAACTGGTGAAAGGAGCGTTTACCCGTATGCTAAAAAAAGGCATGAAGGGCGAAGACGTGCGGACAATGCAATTGTACCTGAACGCGCTGGGGTACAATTGCGGAACTGCTGACGGTATTTTCGGAAACAAAACCGTTGAAGCAGTCAAAGCGTTTCAGAGTGCGGAAGGGCTGACCGTTGATGGAATCGCTGGACAGCAGACGCTTGATATTCTTGCGGCGCGGATGGCTGGTCATGATGAGCCGGAAGAACCGAAAGAGCCGGAGCGGACTGAACTGGTCGAACTTCGGGAACACCTGAAGCAAGCGCTTGAGATAGTCGAAAGGCTTTTGAAATGATTAAACCAGTACATTGTCCGTGCAGGGAATGCACGGTGCGCTCTGCATCATGTCACGCGGACTGTGAGCGCTATACGGTATATTCCAGATACCGCGAGCAGATACGCAAAGTGAAGCACCTTGAACACGAAGCACGGACGGCAATTATAGAACACGCTGTTCAGCGAAGAGCGAACGGCTACAGAAAGAAGGGACGTTGATTGAACTTCATGACGTTTATGCAAGACAACTGGGGCTGGATCGCATCATTCGCTGGAGTGTTAGGGGGGCTGGTGATTTATGTGTATAATCGAATAAAAGCGCTTCAGCTTGGCGTGCAAGCGCTTCTTCGTGCTCAGATGGTAAACGATTATAATCATTACGCAGAAAAGGGATTTGCGCCCATTTACGCACGCGAAAACTTTGAGAACTGCTGGCAACAGTACGAGAAGTTAGGCAAAAACGGCGTGATGCGCGATATCCATGATAAATTCCTTGCCCTGCCGACTAAATGAAAGGAGTAAGCAATGAATAATATTGATTTGACCCCTATCTTTCAGGCTGTAATCGCTCTTCTCGCCGCGCTTGTGACCTATAAGCTGATTCCGTGGATTAAGACCAAGACTGATAAAAACCAGCAGGACAACCTTGCCGCGGCGGCTAAAATTGCCGTATATGCCGCTGAACAGCTTTATGGTGCGAACAACGGCGAAAAGAAACTGGAGTATGCGCGTCAGGCGTTGCTTGCCGCCGGGTATGACGTGAACACGGAAGTCCTGCGTGCCGCGATTGAAAGCGCCGTCTATAATCTGCCCATTTGGAACAACGTATTTCCTGATGATGAACCGAAGGTGGAAGAAATCATTGGAGAAGAACACCCGCCCGAAATCAAATAATAATCAATAATCAGTCCCCTGCTTCGGCAGGGGCTTTTTTTATTGATTCTCTGAACCTCGTTTGAACCTTTTCTGAACCTTTTATCATAGTCAAACTTATAGAGAACAGAAAACGAAAAAGCCGGGAAACTTAGTGTTTCTCGGCATTTTCATTGGTACGCCCGGTGCGATTCGAACGCATGGCCTTCAGAGTCGGAGTCTGACACGGAAATGCTTTTTTCTTCTGTAGTATCAGGCAATATTGTTATTATTGGCGGCGGTTGAACCTCATTTTGAACCTTTTCAAGCAGTTTTTCGACCTGAGAAACGCTGTTTTGCGTCCTTTTTTCGTTGATGTGGTCATAAACATGCAGAATCATTTTCTCGTCAGAATGACCCATCCAGAGCATGGCTTGTTTCATATCCACGCCAGCGTCCCGAAGCATTGTGCAGTAAGTGTGCCGAAGGTCATGAGGCCGGATGTTGACCGGGTGACCAGCCGATACGGACAGAGCATGAAGGTAGCTGTCCCATGCGCGCTTCCATGCGGTGCTGGTCATTAACTTGCCCTCTGCGCTTGCGAGGATTCGCTGTGGTGCGTTCTGGAGATAGGGCCGGATAGTTGAGAGGATAGGCACGCGGCGCACGCCAGAGGCCGTTTTAGGGGCTTCTATCGTGGGCGCATTGCCGACGAAGCGCACAGCCTTGTTGACGATGATTTCTTGCGCGCTCAATATTGAGGCGGTCGTAAAACGGATATTATGATTGTTCGTCCCGGTGATTCGTTTATAGTGCAAACTGACTCTGGTTATATCTTGGCGCGTTATTGCCAGCACTTCTCCGCGCCTGAGTCCTGCATAGAGCATGATGAGCGCGGCAAGCTGTACACGGTGTGGTGTTGTGAGGATAAGCCGCTTTTCTTCGTCTGTAATGCAACGATGGCTTCCTGTCGTTCCCTTGGGCGGTTGTGCGAATCTGCTACGGAAGGGATTTTTCCGGCATAGGTCATTTTGGACAGCAGAATCAAAAAGAGCGATATATAGCATTTTCGCGCGGTGGATGGTGGACGCAGAATACCCGGCAAAGTGTATCCATACAGCGGCGGCATCATCCACGGTCACGGTGTGTATTTTCATTTTACCGATGACAGCGGTCAGAGCTTCAAGCTGTTTTTCATAGTCGCGGTAGCATTTTGGGGACACATCCGCTTTGTGAAGCGGCAACCACTTCTTCGCGTATGCTGATACGGTCAGATTGACTTCGCGCAAGACTTCTCCTGTGGCTTCCTGACGCTTGTATTCTTCGCGCTTGGCGAGCGCTTCTTCAGAGGTCGCGCCGTAGAACTGCCGTCCGTTGTATACGCATTTATAGCGACCGTCTGAGCGCTCTTTCAGGCGTTGCTTCTTTTGACGCGGCATTACTTTCTCCGTTTCGGCTTTCAGAATAGCGCCTTAAATAATGTGCGCTCTACTTTTCTTTTTCTACCTTGCTTTGTTAATGGTATTCCTGATGACTTTGCAATTTTTTGTTTAGCTGATGTAATACCAAGCGCACGTTTCCAGCTAAAACCCGGAATGATACTTTTCTTTGCCATAACCACACCTCACCTGAACATTCTTGTAAATCCAACGGCAAGCCCTTGTATCCGTGTAAATTCGCCTTCAGACTGAGTGATGTGCATTGGAGCATATGCAGGATTATCCGCGACAAGGAGTAGACCGGCTGGCTCATGATAAACGTGCTTCAGGGTTGCTTCGCCGTTGATAATAACAGCGGCAATTTGCCCATCTTGAACGTCTGGTTGCTGGCGCAGTAGCACTATATCCCCATCGCTGAAGGTAGGGGTCATCGAATCGCCGCGACAGCGCAAGGCAAAGTCAGCTCTGACGCTTTCAGGAAGGTCGGCATATCCGTCAATGTTCTGTTCCGCTGTTATAGGTATGCCGCAAGCAATTGCCCCAACGATCGGGACGGCACGCCTGTTGATAGCAATTATGCTCTTATCAATGATGATATCTGTAGTGTCATTGAAGTAGTCCAAAGGCACGCCGAACTCTTTTGCCATCTGCAACAGCCGTTCTGTGTCTGGGCGCGTCATGCCTTTTTCCCATTGGCTGACTGCTCCCGGTGTTACAAAGATACGTTTCCCGAATTGTGTTTGATTCAGCCCACTCTTGATGCGCAGTTCTTTGATTTTGTCGCCAAGCATTATGTTCACCCCCTCGATGTTTATTATATTAGAAACGCTAAAATATTTCTATATTTTTTTAGAAATACTATTGACTTTTTAGAAAAAAGGCGCTATAATTATAGTGTACCTAAAAGATGGTACTAAAACGGAGGTGATAAAGCTGTTGGGTGAGGTGATTAGACGGCGAAGGATGGCAATGGGCATTTCTCAGGGCAGACTGGCAAAGCTGATGAACGTAACGCAAGGTAGTGTGAGCCAGTGGGAAAAAGGTCTGACCCATCCAAAGGTTGAGAGCTTGCCGAAGTTAGCTTTCACGCTGGGCGTAAGCATTGACGAACTGATTTGGAAGCAGAAGGGCAAAGACGAAAGCGGGCATAAAAAGACCGCCTGAGGCGGCAAAAGGAGGGCAAAATGGAAGTAGCGTCTGAAGTAAAGGCAAGGCTGGCAAAGCGGTGTCCGTGCTGTGGTAGCAAGAATGTGCTGATGGACAATCCGAAGTGGATCAAGATGAATGACCTGCAAGTTGTTACCATCAAGTGCGGAGACTGCGACATGCAGGTGAGCGGCTACGCTGGACACCGTTGGGTAGAGGATCGTGACTACACGCTGCAACAGGCGTATGTGAGCGCCCTGAAGCGCTGGAACAGGAGAGCGGCATGAGTACGGAACGCATCTTAGCCGAAGCTCGGCTGGCCGTTCGGACGGTCAATGAGAATGAAGCCGCATGGTTCGTCCTGTATGTGATAGCGGCAATCCTGATGGTGGCGTTGTTCATGTATCTGGTTAAGAACTGGTCATGGATTCCCCGGAAGCGTCAGCGCCGGGTGTTCATAGAAAGATTTTGATGGAGGGCAACATGAAAAACATCTACTATCCGCTGGCAAGCGCTCCTCTGGATGATGATTACATGTACGAGAGCAATCACTCGACCAGCTACCAGCACGAAGATGACTACGAAGAAGACGAAGTAGTATCTGACGAGTACGATCCCGAACATCCGTACTGGTTGGAAGATGACTACGAGCCGCGCACAGACCCGTTACGGTTTGTTCACATGGCAGAGCGTGAGCGGAAGCTGGCAGTATGAAAAGTGCCCCTTTGGTCGTTGGCGCAACCAAGGGGGCAAGACAAGCGAATGGGCTTCGCACCATTATGTTATCACGAAACAGAAAATAATGCAAGGGGGACAATATGACTGTATTTGAAAAGCTAAGTCAAATCAATGTCAATGAGCATACCGAAAAGAAGAACGGCTTGACCTATCTTTCTTGGGCGTGGGCATGGGGCGAACTGCTGAAGCAGTACCCGGACAGCACTTACACAATCTACGAGTCAAGGGATGGCTGGAACTACCACACAGACGGACGCACGGCATGGGTGAAGACGGGCGTGACCGTAGAGGGCAAAGAGTATATCGAAATGCTCCCGGTCATGGACTTCAAAAATCGTTCTATCCCGTTGGAGCAAATCACGAGTTTCGATGTTAATAAGGCGATTCAAAGGTCATTGACAAAGGCGGTCGCCCGTCACGGGCTTGGGCTGTATATCTACGCCGGGGAAGACCTTCCTGAGACGGATGCGACAGCAGGAGCAACACCAGTTGAGTCAGTCAGCATCGAACACCCGAAAGCGAGCGCCCCTGCAACGGTCACAGTTCAGACACCTACACTCTCAAAGACTGATATCGAAAAATTAACGCAGAATGCCAAGTATGTATACGGCGATGAGTACGCCTCGAAGTTGGTCGAGCTGATGGCTAAGTATGGATTCAACAGGCCGGAAGACGTGACTATAACGGCCTACGAGCTTATCAAGACACAGATGACAAAGGACATGCGAGCGAAGAAGGGAGCGGCATAAATGCAGAAACTATGGATCGTTGGCAATCTCACGAGTGACCCTGAAACACGGGTCACTCAGAAGGGCGACAATGTGTG